ACTGTCATACATGTTATAGCAGGTATCGACGATATTGATGAAGTTGTAAAGCTAGATGCTAAAAAGATTTTAGTATTAGGTGAAAAGGATTTTGGTTTCAATAAAGGTAAAGTTGATTTAAATAGTTATAGTCATAAAAAATGGTATTGGTATATTAGAAAGTTATTTGATATATTTGACGTTGTATCATTTGATAACTTAGCATTGGAACAATTAAATATTAAACGATTCTTACCTGATGATCAATATGATATGTTTTATCAAGGTGAGCATTCGTTTTATATAAACGCTGTTACCCAAACATTTTCAAGATCAAGTAGAAGTGCTGAAACCGTATCATGGAATGTAGGTATACCTGAATATTTTAAAACAATTGGCTAATATAATGTACGAAACACCTATTGATATATGCGCTTGCGTTGGTCCACTAATGGGTGAACCGTATTGCCCATGTGAAATGAGACAAAATGGATTAGAATCAATAGCTAATAAATGGTCTCAGGAAGATAAAGATGATTTGCAAAAAGCTCTTGAAGAAATATTTGATCCAAAAATTAACAACCCGCAAGTAACAAATAGAGATAGAGTACCAAAAATGAGTGTACACGAAGAGCTTAAATTAGAAATGATCGTAGAGCAGCAATCAAAGACAATTGAAACGTTAACAGCTTTAATTGTAAATTTAGAAAAACGAATTGATCAAATTGAAAATAGTTTAGATGTTGTTAGTACGGCAGCGAAAGAATTAAAAAATTATATATTAACTTCTCGTAAATAGTAAGGTGATGATATGTATGTTCCAATAGCATTAGCAGTAGGTACATTATTTGGTGTTGCAATTTCTAAAACAATTGAAACATTTAAAAATATTAAAGTAAAAAATAAAAAGCCATGATTCAAGGTTTTGTTCTTTATGTGTTGGTTTCTGTTGCAATACATTTAAATCGAATAATTTTGGACCCATCATGGTATATTGTAATTGCACTCGTGTATATACCTTGGTGAATCTGTAACAACTAAAAAAGAGAAGTAATATTATGCAAAAATTAATTAGACACGGTGTTTTTGAAACAAATTCTAGTTCATCTCACTCAATTAGTATTAGTCATGATGTAAGTAAATACCAAACACTATTTCCAGATGAAGCTGGTGTATACGAATTTAATGGAGGTGAATTTGGTTGGGGGTACGATTCATACACAGACGCTGACACAAAAGCTAATTACGTTGCGACAATGAGTATGGAATTAGGTGAAGGTAGAGGTGATGAATGCGATGATGGTAGTACACCATTACGGGATTTATTAGAATCTGTTATTACTGAGCATACAGGTATTACAAAGTTTGAATACAGTTTGAAATACGCGTACATTGACCACCAATCTGTTGATTTAGGTATGTTAAAATGGACGCCACAAGAAATGAAAGATTTTATTTTTAATCCAAGATCTGAATTAGATATTGATAACGATAACAATTAACGGTTAGTTATATGAAAAATCTTAAAATTATTGCAGCTATTACAGCATTAACATTATCTCCAATGTTGGGGCATTATATACACGATTCAGTCGGTATTGGTGCGTTTTTATTTGCGTGTTCAATGGCATTATGGGGAGCAATAGACTATGAAAAAGATTAGACATAATGTGTTTGAAACAAATTCAAGTTCAACACATTCTATCAGTGTGCGTAGTGATAATGTTGGCACATATCAAACGTTATACCCTGACAAGGACGGTGTTTTAACATTTGAAGGTGGGGAATTTGGATGGGAATTTGCAAAATACTGCGATGCTATTACAAAAGCTGAATACTTAGTAACGTTGTTTAAAGTTCACGATGTAGCAGATCAAGCATTATTTGAACGTGTGGTGTTAGATCATACAGGAGCTAAAAGTATCAAATACGACATTAAGCCTGAATTTGAGGCGTACATTGACCATCAATCACGTGAAGATTTTACTAGTCCAATCTTTAACTTAACATATGAATCAATGAAAAACTTTATCTTTAACCCGAAATCATTATTGATGACTGGCAATGATAACGACACTGTAGAATGGGTAAATGGTGAGTTGGTTGATATTGTAAACGATTGGGAAGATGATGAATAATTTACAAAAATATTATTTCTTTTGGAAAGGTCCATTATCACAATGGAAGACAAGTTACTTTATAGATGATGATGGTATTAAATATTGCTGCGCTGAACAGTATATGATGTATCAAAAAGCGCTACTGTTTAATGATGCGGAAATAGCTACCGCTATTATGAGTACATCTGAACCTAAAGAACATCAAGAACTTGGTAGACAAGTTAAAAACTTTAACCAAGAAATTTGGGATAAAAATGCAAGAGCGATTGTATATGCTGGTAACATATTGAAATTTAAGCAAAATCCTAGTTTGCTTAAATTATTGTTAGCTACTGAAGACAAGATACTCGTAGAGGCTTCACCATTTGACGTAATATGGGGGATAGGGTTAGGTGTAAACGAAGCATTAGTGACAGATGAATCAGAATGGAAGGGTAGCAATTGGTTAGGTGAAACATTGACCAAGGTCAAACAATATTTTCAAAATGAGAAATAACATGTACGTAAAGTTTGAATGTGATGCAGCAATATTTCTTGAAGCGCGTAAAGAGGTTGCTAAGATTATTAAATGGTGTAACAACAACACTCTTAAATATTACGATATAATTAATCAAGTAGACGGTTGTATATTAGTAACAAGAAATTCACGTCAAACATGGTGTACATTTCAATCAATAAACACTATTGGTGAAGTTGACCAGCTTGAATTTAGAATAACAAACTCAGAGTTAATGACAAAATTATCTAAATTAGCAAGCAAAATAAAAGGTTTCAATCATACAATTGAAACCTTTGATGGTAACCCTATTGGGTGCGAACCATATTTTTTATTTACAAAAACACGATTTACCTATTGTGTAGCTATAAACCGCAATAAAACGGTCGATATTCACGTAGTTGAAGTAGACTAATTAGCGCATTTAATTTGTATTGCATTTGGTTGTAAAGCTTCAGATACTCTAGTACGTAATAATGCACGACCTAATTCTGGAGTTTTGCAATAATCAGCAACCGCAGTTGCTACCAACGATTCTGTAGCAGTTAAATAAGTACAACCTGTCAACAACATACTTAATAATAAAATATATCTCATTCTTCGTTACCTAATTGTGTAATGTATTGTTCAATAAAGTGTTTTTCAATGATGTTAGCAGGGTTTTGAAAGAAACTTGCAATACGATCACGCATAACAACACCCCAATGAGCATTAACTTCTTTGCCATCGGTATTTAAATAATGTAAAGTACCATAATGTCTATACCCACGTAAAGTAGTAGGTATACGTGGTACGATATCAGCACTATCGACGTATCTATGGTGTTCAACAGTACCTAACGATGTATTGCGTTTATCACCTACTCTTGGACTACCAAAAGTATAAAGCATGATATTAGCTTCAGGTTGTTGCTGTTGATACAGGACTGCCATAATATGAGACATTGCTGCACCCAAGCTGTGACCAGTAAACCAAATATTTTGATTAGTGGTAACTTGTTTTAAAAACATAGTTACATGTTCCCATACATCTTTAGTAGCTGTTTCAAACCCATGGTGACCATACCCGGTGCCAGTTAAAGATGGTACCAATCTAATCATTGCATCAGCTTTAACATCTCTAAAATCGTCTAATTCTGTACCTCTACTAACGACGACTATATCGGTATCGTTATATAATACGAAAACTACATTGTTATCGATAGATATTTTACGTGATTGAAAACCATAAAACGACGGGTTATCTTCATACGCTAATTTTGAAATTTTAGCAAACGTATAAGCCTTTTGTTTTCCAAATAGTTCTACGATATTCATATTTTAAAGAAGTGCTATTGTAGCGACTTCTTCCTCGATAACTATACCTTCAGGACTAATTAGTGCTCCAACAACTGTTTCAACAACAGGTGAAGCTACCGCATCTAACACTGTATTGGTAACAGCAGTAGTTACAGAATTAACAACACTATTAGCTAATGTAGCGCTTACAGAATCAACGATTACATCAGGAACAACATTTGTTACAGCATGAATTGTTGTTGAAGCAGCGTCAGCTACAGCATGTGTAGCAGTATCGGTAGCATGACTTACTGCGTGTGCAGCATCAGTAGCTGCGTGTGCAATTGAATTAAAAAAACCCATTTTCCTCTCCATATATTAAAATCGATTGTATTTATTGATTAATTCTGTTATATACATTATAATTTTATTTTGTAAACTAGGAGTATTATATGCAAATTAGTCATGAAGTCCCAGTCGCGTTATTAGAAATGTCAAGATCATTTAATGATTACGATTACGCATTAGTTCATTTATATGAAACTGAACCTGAATATCTTAAATTTTATAAAGACTCAATCGAGTTAAAACGCGAAGTTATTTTAGATAACAGTGTTTTTGAACTTGAAGAAGCATTTGACGCAGAAAGATTTAAATATTGGATTAAAGAAACATTACCAACGTATTATATTATTCCAGATGTATTAGATAATTCAGAATTAACTATCAAAAACGTTAAAGAATGGGATAAAGAAGGTTTACCTGGTCAGACGGTAGGTGTTATTCAAGGTGAGACATTTAGCCAAGCAGTTGAATGTTATAATGAAATTAAAGATCATGTCGACCGGATAGCTGTTAGTTTTAATTGTAAGTTTTACGAAGGTGAAGAAGGTGAGTCAATTTTTCATAAATGGGCTGTCGGTCGTATACGGTTTGTTAATTATCTTGCTGTAATTGGGAACACAAAACCATTGCATTTATTAGGTTGCAGCTTACCTCAAGAATTTAAATTTTATAATGAGCCTAAATTTGATTTTATCAAATCAGTTGATACATCCAATCCAGTCGTACACGCTATTAACGATATTAAATACACTGACAATGGATTAGATACTAAAGTAAGTACTAAATTAATCGAATATATGCATGAAACAACATTCGATATGGATCTTTTATGGTATAATGTTAATAAATTTAGTACGTTTTGTAACGGTGAATAATAATGTCTTTGCATGTAATGTCGTTTAAAGATATGGTTGTGACAATTTTATTTTTTGTCGTAATTATATCTGTAGTAGTACTCAGCGTAATGGGAGTCATCATTGCAGTAAATACCTTGTATAATGGCTTTACCGCTTGTCGACATATGCAACAGTAAAATCCTTTGGAGAATAGGGGAGAACGAATGATAATACTATACTATAACTTGATATTAAAAAATTATTATCATTTGGGAGAACTAAAGCAACAATTAAAATTAACGAGGTAAAATGATGTCTGTATATAAAGATAATGGTTATAAAGATAGAAAAGATTATTTGAAGTCAATAGCTGAATTATACGATGTTTCATACGAGAATGTATGTGCAATCGCTGATTTATACGGCCCTGAAGAAGATTTTGACGGACTAATTAACACATTAGACGATAAATCTTTATACGATATCAATTTCTAAAACATACCGCAACGATTACCGACTATATAAAAGAAATAAAGGACATAAAATTCAGTGAAAGGAATTCACTTTAGTCGGTAATAAAGGTATTACTGAGCAATAGTTTTTTATTAGTAGCTATTAATATTCATATATCAAGGAATGATATAATAAACATGGATTTGTTTAATAAAAGGAATTTTGAATTTGTAAAAGGAACTTACAGATAGCTGCGAATAAGGTGAAAAGGGCGCAACTGCGCCCTTTTCAACGTTCAAAATTTAAGATAACTCTGAACCATACAAATGAAACGATACATTAGCTGTCCCTGAATACACAGAGACAACATCCGTCGAAGCTAATGTCATACCTAATGTAAATAACATTGTGTCGTTTGCAGCAATTTGCAGATCATAAAACAAATAATGAGTGTTTGATAGTGCAGCACCAGCTGGGCGTACAGCAACACGGAAAGTTGTATCTGCACCTTGATTGCATACCGATAAAGTAGAACTAACGGTACCTGTTCCAGATGGAACAGAATATAATGTCGTAAGTGTTGTAGCTGCTGGTAATGATTGTCCGAGCACTTTATACGAGATTGTAGACATATTTAAAACCTTATTTTAAAATTAATATTTATAAACATACATTTACAGTACTAATGTATCGCTAGCTGAACCCATGCTTACAAATCCAACAAATGCTTCAGTTTCACCAAACGCAAAAACTTCATCACCGAGTAAAAATCTTGATAACGCTGAAGTAGGTATAGTAGTTTGGTACGTTTCGGTTGGCGCTGTAAAATTACTTGTATACCTTGCAACATCTTTTGTTATGCGAATATCGTCTAAAAATCCACTAAAGCTGCTACCACCGTTTTCGTAACCATTCATGGTTATTCTCAACGGACCGGGAGCTAAACTACCTGCATAAAATAACGAGCCTACACTAACACCATCGATATATAATGTAAAAATGCTACCGTGTCGTACAAACGCGATATGATGCCAGTCATTGCTAGTTATTGTACCACTGCTTGTTGATACGATAGTTGTTTCATCACTTGCTTTTATTGATGCGAATATTTTACCATTATTATCAAACGCTATTTTCCAAGATTGTGACCCATTGAAATTATTTGTATTCCAACTTCCAATAATACCCGCTTTATTATACGATGGTGTTAAATGACACCAAAACTCAAGTGTAAAATCATTATTTAATCCCATCAGGTTTGAGGTGTTAGAATTAACATAAAACGAATTTCCAGCACCAGGAAAGGATATACTACCGACGCCATATTTTTCTGTTGTCGTTACAATATTCGTAGAACCTGATACGTCGCATACATTACGAAGGGTGCTATGATCGATGAGGTCGTCTCCATTCACTAATAACGTGACTTGAGGCCAATATATCTCACCGGGGTACCGAGTAAATCTATTTTTTACACGAACACCCAACCCGACACCAGCTGATGCCATAATTAATGAAAAAATACTCATCAGTTAACCACCCATAAACATAAACGAGTTAGCAGATAAATCAAAACACATTAAAATATCTCCAAATAGCATTGTACTTTCAAACGGTATTGATGTTTTGGGGTATGGAAGTGCCACATCAGATAATAAGAAATTAGAAGTACGTCTTGCGACCCCAGCAGTTATTCTAAAATCATCAATATACCCGCTAAACCCATCTGCAATGCCCGCACCTATATTGACACTCGTAACAGTACAATTAGAAATATCAGTTATTGGGTTACCAACTACCCAACCGTCAATAAAAAACATTAAGCCAGCTGCGCTTTTAGTAATAGTAAATTGATGCCATTGACCTGAGTCATAAGCAGCTTGTATTTCTTCACCGCAATACCCGTATACAGCATAACCTGAGACATTAGAATTAGTAATAACGTTACCATTTAATGAACCGTATATTCCTGTCCTTGTACATGCTAAACCAATACCCGTTGCAGTATTAATTGAAAAAAGTGTAGCATACGGTTTAGCTGCTGTATTTGTTTTTTGCCAAAATTCAACAGGGTAATCATCTTGACCGAATAAATCAGTGACACCGGTTAGAGTTTTTCCATTTACGTATTTTTTGGAAAAATTATTAGCTTTAAACCAAAACTCAATAGTATAGTCTCCAGTTCCTAACAAATACGGTGTATTAGATATTGACACACCTGTCGAATCAGATATTGCTAATGATCCATTACCGAACTTTTTAACGGTGGTGCTAATAGTGGTATCATTAACGGTAAGTGGTTTACCGTAATTTGATAAATCTGTTAACGTGTCGCCGTTTAACAGTAATGTAACGTTTGACCAGTAGGCATCCGTATACTTTGCGCCAGCTAGATAGCTTTTAACCCGTCTACCGAACGCAAAGCCTGCTGAACCCATTAATAGCGAAAAACTACTACTCATTTCAACCCTAAAAAAATTCTTGTATTATTTGTTATTTATCTGTATAATGATAATAAATACTTATATCTGGTTTATTCTAAAAGAGGTGAAAGTATGGTTTTGTAGCTATTAATTTATCATAAGTTCCGCTAACTAATTTTCAACTATATCGAAAAACACCCGGTGGTTATAATGGTAAAAAAAGTCACACGAGCGAAAAAAATCAAATCAACAGAATTTGATGAAAACGAAATTAGATCACGTAATGTAGATTACCATTCGTCTACAAACGTACACAAAATGCCAACCCCTCACTATCAACGCGATGTTGTTTTTGACACTGTCACAGACAATCAAAGCTTATATCTAAACTCAATAAAATCTAATACAGTAACATTTGGTACAGGCGCTGCCGGTACTGGAAAAAGTTATGTCGCGTTGATGTATGCTGCTCAACAACTCAAAAATAGAAAAGTAAACAAAGTAATTATCACACGACCTGCGGTTGAGTGTGGTGAAAAATTTGGTTTTTTACCCGGAGAACTTGAAGACAAATACGACGAATATTTAACTCCAATGAAAGCAATATTGCATAAAGCTTTAGGTCACAGTCATACGGAGTTGTTGTTTAAAAACAAAATAATCGAAGCACGTCCATTAGCTTTTATGAGGGGTTCAACATTTGAAGATTCGATCGTGATACTTGACGAAGCTCAAAACGTTACACCACAACAAATGAAGATGTTTTTGACCCGAATAGGGGAAAATAGTAAAGTTATTATCAATGGTGATGTCGCCCAATCCGACATAAGGGGGGATTCTGGCCTTAATGATGCTGTTAAACGGCTACGAGCAGTACGTAGCATTGGCGTTGTAGAATTTACAATTGAGGATATTGTACGAAGCGGAATAGTTAAAGATATTTTAATTGCTTATCAATAAAAACATACTTTAAAGACCTACCATGTAGAGGTGCATGGTAGGTCTCCTACTGTTTGGGGGAGTTAAAAACATCTGTGAACTGGTACGACCAACTGGTATTAGAATTAACACCATCTCATACAGTTTTCAAGGTGTGCTACTTTCAATGTTAACCGCTAGGACGTAGATTGAGCATTAAGTTTAACTAAAGCATCAGCGACTAATGTATCTAATTGATCAGCAGGTATTTGAGCTTTCAAAGCTTCTAATATACGTTTAGACTTACTTTGTTCAATAGTTTCAGTTCTAATCAAAAATGTAATTCTTTTACGGTATTGATAGTCGGAAATAATCTGAACGGCATCTAGTGTAAGATAGTGGGGTATCTCTTCTATAGGAGACTCCGCGTATTGAATTAAATCAGCAGGTATATCGTCTTGAGTAAGTACAGAAAGCATTTGATTATAATTATCAATATTAATCTGATAACTATGCACTTCTCGTTCTCTATGCACTAAATTGATAGCTAGATTATCTAAAGTATCTTGATTTGTAATTGTTAAATACATTGTTATTTCCTTTATAAAAGTTTAGAAGATGTTAGTGCAGTTATTGTTTCATAGCTTATCTGAGCTACCCTATAACTTGAACCTTGAGATCCAAACCCGCTCGAGGTAAAGGGGTAATGTACCAAAAGAGGTTGACCAGAAGCTTGAGATATTGCATTTGCTCCCACTATTATACCATTATTGTTAGCGTTAAAAATAGAACAACTTGGGTTAAATGAGTAAGTTGGGGACGTAAGTTTAGTACCTATATCAGTACCCCCGTTAATCATATTGAAAATCTCTCCTTTAGTTGTTGCATAATTTCCATCAGTACTGAAATTAACCCATTGATAATACCCAGCCCATCCAAAGTTAGTGGTGGGTAATGATATTTCAGAGTAAATAGCACCGTTGTTCCAGTAATAACCCTTACCAAACCCATCCCAGTAGGAAATATATAAGGCTTTTAAACCATTGTTAGGACTCACTTTTGTAAAAGCTGAACCGTAAGCACCTCTTCCGGAATTAGCAAAGGTAGGTCCATTAGTAATAGTACCAAAGCCGCTTCCAGCGGTAAAAGGAATAATAGTAAAATACGAATAACTACTATTCGGCGGGTAGGTATTAAAGGTAGCAACAAATTTAGAAGAGTCTGAGTCATAGCTAAAAGAATTACAACCAAAATCAGTACCTTTTGACAAGGTAAGATTGGCATATTTTGTACCAAAGCCATTAGTATCATCCCAAGCATATACTCTAATATAACCCTGTTCCCCAAGTGCGTCTACAAAAGCTACTGTAGTGTTATTTAAAAATACAGGTTTACAAGAAAAGCCATTATACCAACCACTGGCATTTAAACTATTATAAGTACTGCTAATAGTCCCAGCAGCTGACATTTTAAAAGCTTTTACCGCAAAATTCGTTGTATGCACAACAAGTACAGAGTTATCCGCTTTTAAAGTAGATGCACTGTATTTATCTATCGCAGCGCCATCTCCAGCTGCTGTTAAATCACCAATACCATTAGGTACCAACGGCATTATATAATACTCACACCGGCTAGTACTTGCTATTATAAAAGACCCAGCAGGTGTTACAGAAGTACTAGGATTTGATGTAGAACTACCACTAACATTAGTAGCTGTTACTGTAAAAGTATACGCTGTTCCATTGGTTAGTCCAGATACTGTTATTGGACTATTAACTCCAGATGCAGTTATATTACCTGGACTACTAGTTACTGTATAAGAGGATACTGTTTGTCCTCCATCGTCAGCAATAGAGAAATTAACAGTTACTGCAGAATCAGCTGCAACTAAAGACGTAAAAGTCGCACCAGATGGGATTGTTAAACCTTTAGCCCAAGAATTTACTTGTTTTGCCTGCATTTGGTCGTGTATAGACCATTTACCGTTAGCTTTACCGGTATAATTAGTACCTGAAGCACTAGCTGCAGCAGCCGCTATTAAACTACCCTTCCAACGGTTAGCCATATTAATTCTCCTTACGATATCTCTTCATATGATAAGAGGTACGATATTTTACTCGATGTACCAGACGTTACAGTAACAGATGTACCTTCTTCTAAGTATATAGCTGTTGATTTATCTAATACATTTAATGTAGCTCCAGCTGGTACTGATAACGAAAAAACAATAGGGAATGCTGAACCACCAGAAGGTGCTGAACCTTGCGCAACTGAACCGTTCGTGTAATATGATACTGTTGTACTGATAGCATTTGTACCGTCAATATTTGATGCAATTATAGTATTAATTTTAATTACTTTGCCGCTTGCAACAGCGTTCTGTAACAGTACAACAGCTGTCGTTACCGATGGGATTAATGCAGTTGATTTTGCGTAAATGTTTGCAACATTCACAATATTAGGTGCTGCCATTTATCCTCCAAATACCATTGTCATGGCGATCGATTTACCGGTACCACCAGTTGCTGTTCCTGACACCCACGTAGATCCATTACTAACTAATACACTACCTTGCGCACCAGGTGCTACCGATTGGATGGTACCAGATCCATTACCTAACAATACACTATTTAGTGCTAATGTTGTTGCGCCGGTTCCACCACTTGCAACAGGTATGGTACCTATTATTGGATTACCACCTAATAAATTTGAATAACTTACGGTCATCTTTTATACCTTAGATTACTGGCGACACAGGCCATGTTATAGAAAATGGGAAACCTTCTTGTTCGGTAATATCGCGTAAAGCTTGTCTGTAAGTAGCATAAGCTTCTTGATCAACTGGTACGTCTTTAATTTGTGTCCAATCTGTATCTTTTAATAATTGATCACGTGTAGCGCGTACACCTTTAGCTCGATCGTCATCAATTTGAGCTTTATAAGCTGTTAACTGCTCAGCAGCTGTTTGCGTTTCAGTATCAGTAAAAATTGGACCAAGTACGTATTTTGTAAACCACTTACCGTTTATTTCTTCTATACCTTGACGTTGGCTATATTCATATGGAGAGGTTGGTACAGCTTGAGGACCTTCCATAATAGCAACAGCATTAAAATCAGCTAACACATCAGCTGTTATTAATGCTGGAAAGCTAGTGTTTGGATACATATTACGAAATTCAATATCCGTAACTACTTGTTGATTATCTGTAAATAAAATTTCCATGTTAGTCCTATGCAATTGCTAAGTAAATATATGTTGCTGATGTTACGTTAATGTTGGTCGCTGCTACTTGATTGACAATAAACCCTGAGTTATCTGGGTCGATTGAGTCGTCAGTGGTGACTTCAGTTACTGCTGTATTAAGTGACAAATGGGGGTCGTTTGCACCAACAATACCTCTAGCTGAATCCCATACGTACCAATCACCCACATCATCAGTTCGCTTGATTAAGATGAATCTAGCACCTGTAGTAAATCCACAAGCAATTGTTTGTGAGCTGCCATTACCAGTATACCTTCCAACTTTAGATATACCGACAAGCGTGGCAAATAGGTAGGCAACGTAGTTACCAGATTCACCCGAAGTAATACTGGAAAATATAGAAGCAGTAGTACCACTTACGAGCCCGCCATTGCCACCGAACGAATTTGTAGCGTTTAAATATCCTTGATTGTATGTTGATGATAACGTGTGCCACGTAAACCAATCTTGACTCGCTGAGCGTTTCTTTTCGATAACAAACTCAGGTTTTACTCCAAGATTGTGAGGGATTAATAATGGTGCTGCTGTAGACGCACTGTAGCAAACCACGTCAAGGAACCCAGGTGCGCGTTTGAGAAAATATTTTAATATTGGTACACCACTATCATTCCAATAATATGAATAATTTTTAAATCCGTCATTTAGAAATGTTCCTAGTTGTTGTGATCCCTCAGCTCCTGTTGAATGTGTTTGTAATTTGGAAGATGTACCCGTAAGTTTAGTCCAAATATTATTTGTATTTGCATCTAACGCATTCCTCCATGAATTCATAATAACATCTGGCGCAAAACCGCAGGTGAATATTTTGTTTGTTCCATCACCGGTATGAGCCGTTACACTAAAAGCTTGTGCACCGCTTGTTGGTGGTTTGTTAGGTCTGCGGATTGCCATGTAGATGTAGGTTGAATTTGCTGCCAATGTTGATGCACCATAAACATAAAAACCTGTTGCAGTTGGGTTACCCCAATTAAATGAACTATTTTCAGATGCTGAAGTGTTAGCTTCAAGCCACGCATCAGCTCCACCAACTGTATACCCACGCATAGTATCTAAAATTTCCCAACCACCAGCGTTTTGAGTGTCTTTATACATTACATACTGCGGTTCCCACCCCAAATTAACAGTTGCATTAGCACTACTATCCGTTGAAAACGATCCACACTGAATGAACCCTGTCGACGATGTGTCATGTGCGAATAAGTACGCTATATACGACACTCCAGATGTATTAGCTAACCCATTGACCGTAAAATTAGTTGTACTAACCGCCGTGATATTTGCCCGCCCGGTATTACCAGTTAATCTAAGATATACATTTGCGATATACGGGTCAGATGAATCACTTGGAAACTCTGCTGAAGGTGGGGTAAAATTAGCGGTATACCTTGCGACACCTTTTGTTATTCTAAAATCGTCAATATATCCAGTAAATTTAGTGTTTGAGTTCCAGTTTGCGCTACCAATAATGATAGTTGGGGTAGCGTTAGGTATATTATCATTAGTTGCAGATTGTGTAATATCTAATGTACCGTTGATATATACCTTTATTGTACTTGAACTATATACGACTGCTACATGCGACCAAGATCCATAGTTAACGGTTGCAGTTCCAACAGTATCACCATTATTAGAATTTAAATAATATTTGTTTGGATATGAAGAATGGTTAGTAAATAATCTAAAATCACCGGCACTGGGTCCGCCAATATCAAAAATTCCAGGGAATTGCGCAACTTGCGTACTATTTGGGTTAATCCAACATTCAATTGTAAATGATGTATTTGATGTTAATTTATTAGCACTAGATGCTGCTACCTCCAAATACGAATTACTCACTCCAGTAAATTTCCAACTTGCTGTACCGAATTTCTTAGTTGTGGTATCTTGGGTTGCTGTTGCTCCAACGGTAGTGATACCGATATCACTTACTGTGCTTTGAGCATCATATGTTTCTAACTTTAAACTACCTGAAGCGTTGGCATGGTAAACATTCCAACTACCACCAGTAGAAGTAGCTTTAGATATAACCATCCCAGGAGATATACCTAATGCATGAGTAATATTGCGAGTATTTGTCCCATCTCCGATATATGATACGATGTCAAAAAACTTGGGTGCTTTGCGGAATGTCCAGCTAACAAAAGTCGAAGTGTTACTGTTTTGACCGGAAGCTGAACCTATGGTAAAACCATTATTATTAAAACTGGTTATAAAACTATTTACGGTGTATTCAGTAGTAATATCATGTGTGCTTATATATTTCGTAGTTCCGCGCACGGTGTCTTGAAAGTTATTCCAATCAGTCGTAGTTCTAGATTTACTCCACACCAAACCGCCACTTCCAGCTAAGTCAATTCCATTATTGATAGTTTGTGACGCACCTGTACCAGCATACAAATAAGTACTAAAAACATCATCGACGTATAATGTTGATGATCCGCCTCCCCCACCACCAGCTGTAGAACTACCAGCTGCAGCCATAACAAGTTCATCAGGCTTCATTTTACGTCCTTACCGATAACAAAACCACTCCATGTGGTACCACCATCATGAGTAAAGAAACCTAATGTATCTCTACCAGCTGTTGTCAACGTTGGAGCTGTTCCGCCTATCCATTTAACGCCCCACCATGTAATAGCAGCACTACCACCATTTGTAAGGTCAAGTAAAAATGAACATAATGTACCGGTAGCTGGAACGTTACTAACAGTTAACGATGTTGCTCCTGATATAGTTTTTGTAAAATAGTTGCTAGTTGATAAATTAATATCATTAGCAGACATTGCTACTTTAACACCATTCAACGAAACAGTTGTTATAGATTTATTGGTTAAAGTCTGGGTATCAGTAGTACCTACAATAGTACCAGTAGGTAAAGTTACGCCAATATCTACTGTATCACCGGATTGTAATTCTTGAAACGCTGTACCGTTAAGTACAACAGGGTAACGAATAGTCATTAGCTTACACTCACTTGAACTGTTGTTCCTGATCGGGTTAAAACAGGAATACTACCTGATACAATAGACACGTTAATAGTAGTACCTGATCTGTTTAATACTTGTACTTTACCGGATGATGCTGCCCAGCTTGCAGTTGTACCGTCGGTTGTTAAATACTTACCTGCATTACCTGTTTGTGATGGTAATGATACTGGAGCTGGTGACGACACCCATACGGATCCGTTACTTGTTAGAACGTTTCCGGTTGTACCTGGTGATGTTAACCCTGTACCACCACTTGTTACAGGTACATTACCGTAGTTAACGCCGCGTAAGTACGATGATATTGTTTTTGCCATTATGTATACCTGTTGGTATTCGTAGTAAACTTATATTTATCGTACATGACCATGCGTTTATATTACTATATACTAGTTTCGGGGGTACCATGAACATACCAAAACAATTAGTATCGTATACAGATCGAATTGAAAAAAATAAACATAAAGGTTGCATCGTTTGGTTTACAGGTTTGCCAAGATCAGGTAAAACGACATTAGCTTATCAATTAGAAAAAGAACTATTTGATATCGGGTATAATGTTATGGTATTAGATGGTGATATTATACGTACTGGATTATCATCTGATTTATCTTTCTCAGATGAAGATCGAGATGAGAATATCAGACGAGTTGGACATGTTGCTGATTTATTAAGACAGAATGGCACGATTGTATTATGTTCGTTTATTAGTCCAAAACATGTACATAGAAACTTGGTACGTATGTTATGTCCTGATAATTTTATAGAAGTTTATTGTAACGCTAATCTTGATGTATGTCAAGAAAGAGATTATAAAAAATTATATGAAGCAGCTAAGATAGGCAATATTACAAATTTGACCGGAGTTGGATCTGATTATGAACAACCTATAGATCCTGAATTAGTTATTGAAACAGGTTTAATAACAGTTTCAGAATCTGTAGGTATTATTCTTAAAACGGTTTTCACTAAAATTCAGTAATAATTTGTTGATTGATTTTTAGTAAACGTACCATAATGGCCTTATGCGATTGCTAAGAAAATATAAGTCGCTGATGATACGTTAATGTTGGTTGCTGCAACTTGATTAACAATGAAACCTGAATTATCTGGGTCAATTGAATCGTCAGTTGTGACATGAGCTGCATTAGTATTGAGTGACAAATGTGGGTCGTTTGCACCAACAATACCTCGTGCGCTATCCCATACGTACCAATCACCGGTCGCACTCGTGCATTTGATTAGTAAAAATCTAGCACCGGTAGTAAACCCGCAATTTATTGTTTGCGAACCACCATTACCAGTATATGATCCAACTTTTGAAATACCTGCTAGTGTTGCAAATAGGTACACTACATACGCTAACCCTGTAGCTGAGTTAATACCTGAGTCGGTACCAACAGTAAATGTAGTAGATGTATGTGCTGTTGTCCCCCAAACCGCAGATGATCCACTCCATGTTGATGCTGCAGCATTACCGTTTAAGGGGTTAAACGTAGATGAACCCGTCGTAACATGGTATGTATACCATTGGTCTGCCGCCTCCCTCCGACGAGCGATCATAAATTCCGGTACAGCACCTAAATTATGTGCAATTGCACGGTTTGTTGTTCCGTTTCCAGAATAACAAACCACATCCATAAAACCGGGAGCACGTTTGAATGCATACCCAACGTATGTACCAGATGCACTACCACTAGCTGTGGTAGCGTACGATACGTTGTTTGTAAACCTTGGATTATCTAAAGTTGTTTCAGTTGTTTCAGCAATAGAGCTACTAGAAGTTAGGTACTTATCTCCATTAGTAGTCAGTCTTGAATAAAACCGAGGTCTATTAGCTTGTGCAGTAGAGGTATTTGCAATAATTAAAAGGTCAGGTGGGAAATTAGTAACCGGCATTATAGACCTCCTGATTGTGTCCAAGTGCTCACATTAAACACCTGCGTCCCACTCGTTGGTGGTTTATTTGGTCTGCGGATTGCCATATAAATATAGTTTTGATTTGCACCAAAATTAGCATTGGAATAAAATCCAGTCGGTGTCATAGTAAATGCTGTATTTCCACTACCTTCAGTAGAAGTGAGGTTTGGTTTTATCGCATTAGCAATAGCATTAGTATTAGTCGCTATTGACCATCCTCTCATGACATCGTGTATTTCCCAATCCCACGCACTTGTTATATTTTTAATGAGTATGAACTGTGGTTCCCAACCTAACGTAGTTGCAGTTATTGCACCAGAAGCATTGGTGGCTACCGCTCCGCATTGTACCATACTTGTAGCTGATGTGTCGTGAGCAAATAAGTAAGCAATATAATTATTACCAGAAACATTAGGGTCCATTTTAAAATTAGTGGTACCCTGGTACACTCTAAATGTTGTCGCGGATACACTAAACGACGGTGTCAACGGGGTATCTGTTAAATTTAATGCTAACGCTCCATCTAACGCTCCTCCTCGTCCGTTCACATGCCATACACCCCAATTTGATGCTACGCTTGTATTTTTTATAAGAACCATTCCAGGAGTGACTGTAAGTGAATGGTTGAGTAATTTAGAACTAGTCCCATCTCCGGTATATGATACGATATCAAAAAATTTTGGAGCTTTACGGAATGACCATGTGGAAAAAGTAGCACCAGATGTTGACCAATTTAATCCATCGACTGCATCGGATACAATACCTGTAGTATTAAATGCTATTTTTTGGTTGTTACCGGTACCAGGGAACGCTTGCGCTGAGTTGTTAGTGGACAACCAACTATCACCTCCTCTAACCGTATCAATTACAACATGCGCTGCAGTGGAGTTGCGTGGTTTACACCAAATCATCCCACCGTATGTAGCAAAATTGATACCATTGTTTATTGTTTGTGAACCGCCCGCACCGGTGTATAGATATGTACTAAAAACATCATCAACGTACGTCCCTCCACTAGCTGCACCACCACTACTGGCACCAGTGGATGACCCCATAACAATATGATCGACACTCATTTAATATCCTTTCCAATAACAACCCCACTCCATGTTGCACCACCATCATGTGTAAAGAAACCTAATGTATCTCTACCAGCTGTTGTCAATGTAGGAGCTGTACCACCGACCCATTTAACAGTCCACCATGTAATAGCAGCACTTCCACCGTTTGTAAGATCTAATATAAAAGTCGCTATTAATCCAGAGGTCGGTACATTGCTAACTGTTAGTGTTGTCGCACCTGATATTGTTTTGGAAAACGCGTTACCTAATGATAAATTAATATCATTAGCAGCCATTGCTACTCTAGATTGATAAAGTGCGGTAGTAGTTAATGTTTTATTAGTAACTGTTTGTGTATCTGTTGTTCCAACTATAGTACCAGACGGTGCAGCTATAGTTGTGACAGCACTCGTACCATTACCAATTAGTATACCGGTTAATGTCGTAGCACCGGTACCACCGTTAGCTACACCCCATGTTGGTATAGTACCTGATAAATTAGCGTACGTATATCCAGTACAATTAGTTAAAACACCGCTCGTTGGAGTACCTAATATTGGTGCCACTAATGTAGGGCTAGTAGATAATACTAAGTTACCGCTACCGGTAGAAGTAGAAACACCTGTACCACCACTTGCAACTGTTAATGGACCAACACTTGCTACACCACCACCTACGATAGTAGAAAGTTTTTTTGACATTATTAGGTTCCTCGAATACTACATAGTAAATTATACTTTAATACGTATTTATAAACAGATAGTTAGAATGTGAGATCAGTTAATGCCAACACGTGGTACGAACCACAAGTTACAGATTTCCAAATATATCCACCAGCGATAGTTTGAATTGGACTCGATATACCTACATTGGTCGTTGCGGTATTGTTTCCTAATTGACCGTACGAGTTGTTTCCCCACGTCCATAATGAACCGTCAGTTTTAATTGCCGCCGTTGATGTCGCACCGCATGCTACTTGTTTCCAATTTGTACCACCCGCTGCTGTTTGAATAGGACTAGACTTTTTTATTGTAGTGTTATCGCCTAGTTGGCCATTTGCCCAATAATTATCACCCCACGTCCATAACGTACCATTAGTTTTGATAGCTGCAGTGTGACTATTACCACAACTCACTTGTTTCCAATTAGTACCACCAGCTATTGTTTGAACCGGTGATGATTTAGACGTGGTAGTGTTGTCTCCTAATTGACCATAACCGCAAGTACCCCACATCCAAAGAGTTCCATCAGTTTTTACAGCAGCTGTGTGGTTCCCCCCACAGGCCACTTGCACCCAGTTGCTACCACCTGACACGGTTTGAATGGGTGATGAGGATGAATTGTTAGTGTTATCTCCAAGTTGTCCTAAGTTTCGCCCCCATAACCATAGGGTCCCATTTGATTTAATCGCCGCGGTATGGTTGTTAAAACTACTCACACTGACCCAATTGTTGCCACCCGCTACCGTTTGAATGGGACTTGATTTGTGGGTCCGGGTGCCATCGCCGAGTTCACCGTTTGTGTTGTACCCGCAACTCCATAATGTTCCATCGGTTTTGATAGCTACAGTGTACTTCCGCCCACAAGCTACTTTTTTCCAACTATTACCACCTACTACGGTTTGTATAGGGCTTGAATATGTAGTGGTATTATTAGTCCCTAATTGTCCGTAGTCGTTGTATCCACAAACCCACATAGTACCGTCGGTTTTTATCAACGCTGAATGCCACAACCCTCCTGCCACCTGTTTCCAATTAGTACCACCTGCAATTGTCTGTACAGGAGATGGTTTATTAGCTGTCGTATTATCACCTAGTGCACCATTGTTATTCCTACCCCAACCCCATAATGTACCATCACTAAAATACTCACGACGAATTAAAATATCATCTAGATCAGCTTTATAATTACCAACTTGAGCAACAGTAAAACCAGTAGCCATTATAATTCCTTCAATCTAAAAATTTGAATTAAACCCTGGTCAAACGAATGAAACAACCAAGGTCTAAAAAATATACCCTGACCTGGTTCTAACAAATAATTGACAGTTAAATCCCATTCAAATAAATTACGATACCCAAATTGATATCCATCTAATGCTGATTTTGCACCTGAGTGATGTTCAAATAAATTAAATGTAGAATTCTCTAATGCTACAACAAACAACCATTCATTTGGCTCATCAAACCCTTCAAAATGAATAAACAATTCTGGAGATCTAAAAACACCGGATCGTTCTAAATCTACTTGTATATTCTTACCTAAGACATTAGAAAACATTACATCAGCATCTTCAGCAACAGCATTAAAGTTTTCAATTTCATGTCCAAAATCTGTTCTTGTGTATTGTAGGTTTTTAACAACACGAGAAAGATTAATTGCTTCTTCTTTTGTGTAAAAACCATCGATTGTCATTGTTTTTATAAACGCCATTTTACCACCCTGATGCTTCTGATATTGCATACGTAGTGTATGCAGTGCAAGATACTGATTTCCAAGTGTTAACGCCACCAATATTTACAAAACTAGATTTATCAACCGATCCACTGTCAGCTAACTGACCATATCCATTATACCCACACGACCATAATGAACCATCAGTTTTAATTGCAACAGTATGTGTAGATCCAACTGAAACTTGCTTCCAGGTAGTACCACCACCAGATACAGTTACCGGACTAGATCTATCAATAATAGAATTATCCCCTAATTGACCTTTATGGTTTCTACCCCAAGTCCACAACGTACCATCTAATTTAATGGCTGCCACATGATATTCACCAGCTGATACCTGTTTCCAGTTTGAGCCACCAGTTACCGTTTGTACAGGACTCGATTGTCTTGTAGTGGAATTATTACCTAGTGTACCGTAGTTATTGTACCCGCAGGTCCACAATGTATTATCAGATCTAATTGCAACCGTATAGTCGCGCGCCGCTGATACCTGCTTCCACGTAGTGTTTACCCCAAAAGCTTGAACCGGACTAGATCTATGTACCCCAGATCCGTCACCTAAAGCACCGTAACCGTTACTACCAAACCCCCACATTGTACCATCGGTTTTAATAGCTATTGAATGATATTGACCTGCCGATATTGACTTCCAATTCGTACCTCCAGTTACAGTTTGAATAGGTGATGATCTATTAACCGTATCGTTAACTCCGAGCTGACCCCATAGGTTAAAGCCACCCCACGTCCACAATGTACCATCCGTTTTAATTGCCATGGTGTGGTAACCACCAATCGATACCTGCTGCCAATTTGTACCACCGGTGATGGTTTGTACTGGACTTGATTTATTAGTTACAGAGTTATCACCCAATTGTCCATAATTATCGGATCCCCACGTCCATAACGTACCATCAGTTTTAATAGCTGCTGCATGGGCACCTGTTCCACTAGATATCAATTTCCAATTAGTACCACCGGTAATTGTTTGCACCAGCGATGATCTAGATCCTGATACATTAATCCCAAGTTGCCCACTACTATTACCTCCACTACACCACAATTGAGGAGTAACCATACCACTCGGTAAATTAGGGTACCAAGTCATAACATAATCTTTTGTTACATACTTGTTACCTAAATCAACACCATCACTATCCATAAACCCTAATGTTGCCATAAACCTACCACCGGATTACCAAGATCAATTAAATCTAATTCTTCATGTGTTGCAGCATTACTGATCTCAGCTATTTTTTCAGCTTCCCAATCAAATTGAGCTTGAATATAGCTGTTAATAGCATTAACAATAATACCTAAATCTTGTTTTGTTAATACTAACCATACTTGAGCAAATTTCCATTGAATAGTATCATTATCAGCTAATAATAGATATTTTTGGATAAAGATATCTCTATTGCCTCTACTCGTATCAATACTAAGTTCTTGATCTTGTACTATTACAGCAACACCTTTATTTTCTTTAATCCATCTATTATCAGCTACTTTAGCTTTTAATGTATTCTGAATTGACTCAATTGAATGCTGAACTATTTCAAAAGTACCGATAGCTTTGCCGGTAGAAAAATCCCAAAATGGTCCGTGTAAGTACTCAAGTTTTGGATTATAATTTTGTTGAATTAATTCAGCTGGGTAGATATGAGTGGTATCATCTATTGTAATAACTTCATCATCATCTTTGCTCATAGGAAGTTTATAAGATATTTCTAAATCTTCAGCTAGAGTCGATTCAAAAGAACGGTAATTCCAGGCTCTTGGACCGTTTAATACTGTATTGTTGTTTTCTAAAACGTACATTTATTCTCCTATTGCAAACATCGTGAAATGTCCACCGCATACTACTTGTTTCCAATTGCTTGATGGTTGCAGCACAGGAATATTATATGTGGTTGTATTGTTTGTTCCAAGTTGACCGTGTGCATTACTGCCCCACACCCATAATGAACCGTCAGTTTTTATTGCAGCTGTGTTACCAAATCCCACGGATACTTGTTTCCAATTAGTTCCACCTGCTGCAGTTTGTACAGGACTGGATTTAGCGCTAGTAGTAGAATCACCTATCTCGCTATACCAATTCATTCCCCACAACCACAGTGTACCATCAGTTTTTATTGCCGCTGTATGGTAGTAATTACAAGCAACCTGCTTCCAATTAGTTCCACCTGCTGCCGTCTGTACAGGAGATGATTTATTAACTCTTGTATTATCACCTAATTGACCATAACTGTCCGAACCCCACCCCCACAGCGTGCCATCTGTTTTGATCCCCATTGTGAAGTTGAATCCACCAGAAACAACTTTCCAATTTGTACCTCCGGTCGTAATTTGTATTGGACTTGAACAACTCGTCGTATTGTTTGTACCTAATTGACCTTTATTATTATATCCGCACGACCACAACGTACCATCTGTTTTGATTGCAGCGATGTGATAATAACCGCAGGTAACATAAGCCCAATTTGAACCGGATATTACGGTTTGAACCGGTGATGACCTATTAACACTAGTGTTATCCCCTAGTTGACCGTATGCATTCCACCCCCACGTCCATAATGTACTGTCGGATTTAATTGCTGCTACATGTTGCACACCACATGATATTTGTGTCCAATTTGTACCACCAGCGGTGGTCTGTACAGGGGATGATTTATTAACGGTAGTGTTGTCACCCAACTGACCGTAGTTGTTTGCAAATCCACCCCACACCCACAATGTACCATCGGTTTTTATTGCGCCAAGCGCTTTATCACCTGCAGATACACTCTGCCAGTTTGTACCACCTGCAACGGTTTGTACAGGTATTGATTTTTTAATAATTGTACCATCTCCAAGGTTACCGACCGTGTTATACCCACAACCCCACAACTTTGTACCCACAAATCGGTCAACTAGTTCAGTACCCTTCATAAAGACACGATCAAAATCACCATCAGTTGCGTTACTAAACCCAGACATTATTTAGCCTCCAACTGCTCAACTTTATCTGACAATTCTTTAACAGCACCAATCAAATAACCAATCAAACCAGAATAATCAACACTTTTTAATCCATTATCTGCTGTATTGACTAAATCAGGTAAAATTTGCTCTAATTGTTGAGCTATAACACCAGCTGATTTTTTACCACCGTCTTTAAATTCAAATTTAACACTTTCAATTTGTTTAACGGTATATAACGCATTATCAATTGTAACGATATTAGTTTTTTGTGTTTCGTCAGATAATGAACTAAACCCCGTCGCATATAATGTACCGAGACTAGGATTAAAATAATATTTTGATGATGATGTTTTAGCAACATTACCACCCGCTGCTGTTACAACAATTGGATAATATGAAGCATTTGTCGTAGTATCATCAGTTGATGTTAACCCACCTCCACTAGCAACAGCAGCCCAACTCGCAGAAGTACCGTTAGTGGTTAAGTACAATCCACTATTACCGGTTTGTGTAGGTAGTGCTGTAACAGCTGCCCAACTTGCAGACGCGCCATCAGTAGTAAGATACTTACCTGAATTACTCGTTTGAGTTGGTAACGATATTGGTGCAGACCCTGAAACCCAAGTTGTACCATTGCTTGTTAATACGTTACCGGTTGTACCTGGCGCGACAGCTTGTACCGCTGATGCACCATTACCTAATATAACACTATTCAGGGTAAGTGTTGATGACCCGGTACCTCCGTACGCAACCGTTAATGCGCTTGGGCTCGACGGGTTTCGTAGAATTGTCGAAAGGTTTTTTGCCATTATTGGTTTGTCCTTACCTTATAGATTCGGTAAATAAATTACGATTTAACTAATATTTATTCTTTTCAATAAGGTAAGGTTCATTACTAATCACACTGTAAAATCTTGCAAATACTTCTGCATTTCTTCTAATGGTTCTTTCCAAGATCTTGGTTTTTGTTGATAAAATATCTTAGTAGTTTCACCATACCATGTATTTTTATTATCAGGGTTGCACCAAACATAATAGCAAGAAATTGGAACAACTACACATACATGTTTACCCATAGCTGATGCGATATGAGCAATTGATGTACAACTCGTTATAACTAAATCTAACTTACTTATACAAACAAATAAATCTACCAATGTTTTTAATTCAGTTGACAAATCAATTAAATCACTTGTCAATTGTTCTAACCCTGTATCACGTTGAATAGAATACATTTCATTGCCAGTTGGAATATGATTTAATATTTCTTTTAATGGAATACTTCTATGTAGATCTTGATCATATTCAGGGTTACCTTGCCATCTAACACCAATTTTTAGTTTAGATGAGTTTAACAATTCATCCCACTTATCATCTAATCGTGTAGGTAAATTATTAACATATACACCGGTCCATAAATCTTTATACTTAACATTTAAATGAATCGGTAAATGCATCGATGGGGTATAATTACAATTTTCCAAAAATTCTTTTGGTACTTGTCTGATATCAGAAAATGCTTTAATACCATTAAGGTTATAAATCTCAGCTAAATCTTGTCTATTTTGTAATGTTAACCAGATAACATTCAAACCAAGTTTTTCTAATTTTTTAACAAAACGAATATTAATAAGTTCATCACCGATACCAGCTTCAGCGATAATCAATAAATTTTTACCAGGTGAAGCTACACCGTTCCATTTTGGTAACCCATAATTATCATGTTTTTGATTTAAGAACGAACAAGTACCTCTTAAATCTGACAACAGAAAACGTTTCAAACCTTGCTGTAAGTTACCATCGATAAGATCATACGTACCAAGATTAAATTCAGTTTTTTCACGTTGCTCGTCTGTTAACGATGGATCGTTTAATTTTTCACGTAACAGTTTAGCAGCATCTTGTTTTTTATTCATTAAAAACCAAGCATAGGCTTTTTCAAAATCACGATCTGTATCATCTTTAATAACAGCTTCACTTGCCTTAATATACCGCATTGCTTTTTCTGGCATATTATTATGGTTGTAAACGTTCGTTAAGTTTTGACGCATAACGTACATTTGCTGGGGTGTACTAGCTATCGATATACCTTTTTCGCCGTACTTAATAGATTTATCGTAATCTTTTATTTTGAAAAAACATTTTGAAACATCGTCAAAATGCTCAAATGATTGGGCATTTTTTCCAAAAACATCTAATACTTGTTTTGCGAGTTCTGATTCATTAGCGTTATGTAAATAAACAGAAATATCTTCTAAACTCATTTAATTACCTGCCATTTAAGTTTAAGGTACTTGATAACGTTCCAATTTAATCTTGCAAACGCTTCACGTTCCATCTCTTCCATCTTTTCTAATTGAGGAATAAAAAATGGATCAAATGTTTGTTCGTATTCGACAATTTCAAAATCAACGTCTAATTTTAACCCAAACCCGGTTGATGAACCAAAATGTTCAATATGCCAATGGTTGTATTTTTTACTAAACAACCTAAACGTTTCTACCGTAAACGGTCTACAATGGGTTGGGTCACCATAAAACTCATCATGACGATGATGAGGTACTTCAATATCGATAATAGCGCCATCTTCACAAACACGATAAAGCTCTTTCAACAAATGAAAGAATCCTTCTCCAATATGTTCAAAAATATGATGAGCTATTACGTATTCAACAGAGTTGTCTTCAAACGGTAAAACATCTTTACTGATATCGCATGTAACATCAGCATTACATAATGGATCCATATCAATAGTAGTAAAACCTTCTGGGCGTTTTAATCCACCGCCAATATTCAATTTATATTTCTTCACAATATTCTCCAAATTTCTCTAACGCGTGTTCTTTTAACGGTGGATAATGACCTTTTCTGCAATCAAATTGTCTGCAAGCTTTTGGTCTATCATCATAAATTGAGCATTTCTCATCAATAAAATAAATGCATTTACCATTTAATCTCGGTACAGCAATAATAGGTTTATCGATGCCAGATGTTAGGAACGTATAAATGTACTTTCCAGATTCAAACTCTTCTTGTGTTAAATTAGGTGACAATGAAACACAACATTTATGGCAATCACCGCACTTAATATCGACTTCTGGGATATAATCCCTTTGCATCGTTATAGCTGTAATATTATAATGTTTTAATTTCATCGCCAAACTTCTAAATCTTTAAAATGACTACAAATATCTGGCGGTAAAATTGTCTCACGTTCAATGAAACTCACACCTTTACGTATTTTATGCAAACCTTTCATATTAGCATCTTGATCAAACTCATCATATGAAGCTTCAATAGCAGTAAAATCGTGATCATAATACGGTTGATCAATAAACGCATATAAAGATCTCATTACTTGTTCTGGGTTTTTAGCTAACTGATCGTATTCGATTAAGATCAGGTTATGTTTATTAGGACCTGTAATAGCTTCCTTCAAGCAATCGTAAGCAAAACGTACCGTATGTCCAGGACTGAATAGTGCTTCGCTACGGGTATAAACAGTTGACGATTCATTTTGACCGTACATTTGTGAGATAGAAAGTGGGTTCTTTCTAAACAGGGTCTCAAATGAATCAAGAATCCATTTAATATCTCTCACACAGCAGATAATTTTAGCATCTGGGTTTGTATGAGCTAAAACGTCAACGAGTGCTGTCCAACCGCGGTTGGTATTAAAACAAACCTTCTTATCTTGATCATAATTATAATTCTCGATAAGACCTTGTATAAGTTTAGTACGTTTTTCTTCGTGACATTGTAGTTGATACCCTGGACCAGCATGCGATTCAGTAATAACGGCTCTAACGAATCGTGCGAGAGGTGAAGATATATCTGCGTAGAAATCAGGGTTTTGGTTTAAGATAGTCGACAATAATGTCGACCCAGAACGAGGTAAACCTGAAATAAAATGATATGATTTAGACATGTCGTAAATATGCTCTGTTGTTGAATACAGAACATATTTACGCTTTTAAAAATTGAGGTTGTTTTATTTTACTGATCTGTGGTGTATGTCGAGGGGAATTGACGTATATTACCCGGCCAAATTATACGTACAGCGCCATTACCACCTATACCGGAATTGTTAGTTGAAACAGGACTTTGATTGTATTCACCGCCCCCAGCACCACCGCCATATAACCCCCCATTTCCTCCAATAGCAGTTGTACCTGTTTGCCCCACACCACCGTTAGTACCAGATGATCCACCTCCACCGGAAGCACCAGCAGAACCGTATGTTGTCCCACCCCAATTACCATTACTAACAGCACCGTTAGCACCTTGACCTAGTAAACCTACACCTCCCCCACCCCCACCAGCTCCGTTGTTTACAAATCCGGAACCACCCCCAGCACCACCTCCCCCAGATCCTGCAGTTGGACTAGTTGAATAGCCATACCCTCCAGCACCTCCAGCACCTGAGTAGCCACCCGCGCCGCCACCACCTCCGTAACTGGTATTACCAGCTCCCCCAGCTCCTCCAGCTCCATAAATTACAGTACCACCAGTCGCACCATTTCCAGATCCAGCAGCAACCGAGGTAGTGTTAAACGACGATGACGTACCTCCTGGAGCACTAACTACGACCGTATAACTTTGCCCGGGTACCACGGTTATGTTATTTGCGTAAGCTAATGCACCCCCGCCAAACCCTGTTGTGGATGCAGATCCGGTTCCACCACCAGCTCCAACAGCTACAACCGAAACAGAATTTACTCCAGCTGGTGCGACCCAAGTGTGTGTACCAGGTGTCGTGAATTGTTGTTGTCCAGTTGTAAGTATACCGGTATTATAATCAAGTGTATCAGTAATAGCAGCAATACCGTACCGACTACACGATACGCCGACCCAATTTGTACCGCCAGCTACTGTTTGCACTGGTGATGATTTATTTGATGTTGTATTGTCACCTAGGCCACCGTAACTATTGTAACCGCAGGTCCACAACGTACCATCTGTTTTGATTGATGCGAATGAGAAGTCTCCACATTCGATATATTTCCAATTTGTCCCGCCTGCTACGGTTTGTGCGGGACTTGATTTATGGTTAGTAGTGTTATCACCTAACTGGCCGAATGAATTATAACCCCACGTCCACAACGTACCATCAGTTTTGGTAGCAGCTGTGTGGAACATCCCCGATGATATTTGATTCCACGTATTTCCCCCAGCGATCGTCTGCACCGGACTAGATAAATCCACTATAGCGTTATTACCTAACTGTCCATAGTTATTATTCCCCCACGTCCATAGTGTACCATCGGATTTTATAGCTGTAGTGAATGCATAGCCGCAACTAACCCGTTTCCAATTAGTACCACCTGCAATGGTTTGAACCGGGGATGACCTATCAACTATAGTATTGTCTCCTAATTGTCCTTTTAAATTTCTCCCCCAGCACCATAGAGAACCATCGGTCTTTATCGCTGACGTGTGTTTAAACCCACACACCACCTGCTTCCAATTTGTACCAATTGATATTGTTTGCACAGGTGACGACCTAAATATTACAGTATTATCACCAATTTCACCGTATGTATCATAACCCCACAACCATAGCGTACTATCGGTTTTGATAGCAGCTGAATGGTTTGCACCACATGAAACTTGTTTCCAATTAGTACCACCAGCCACCGTTTGAACAGGACTTGACCTTGAGATAGTTGTATTATCTCCTAAATGTCCGTATGCATTTAATCCCCACATCCACAACGTACCATCTGATTTAATAGCTCCAATAGTACTATTAGAAACACTCACTCGTTTCCAATTAGTACCACCAGCGACGGTTTGTATTGGACTAGATTTATCGGTTCGTGTACCATCCCCTAATTGTCCACTACCGTTTGTTCCCCACCCCCACAAATTTCCTTCAAGAAATATATCTTTACGTACAAACAATAAATCTGTATCAACGTTGTTTATTTGGTACCCAGTTGCCATTGTTCCTCCGTGTAAAAGTAATGACCCAAACGATAGTGTGAATGAGCGTAGAGATTACAATACAAATTAATATTTTTCATGATAGTCCGTAAGTGTTTATATATCCGCATGCAACATACTTCCAATTGATACCACCTGCAGCTGTCTGTACTGGACTTGATTTATTAACTGATGTATTGTCACCCAATTGACCGTAGTTATTATACCCCCACGTCCATAGAGTACCATCCGATTTAATGCCAGCTGTTTGAAAATTAAAACAGCTTACCTGCTTCCAATTTGTACCACCGGATATTGTTTGTACTGGACTTGATTTACGAACTGATGTATTGTCCCCTAGAGATCCTAAACTTCCGTCTCCCCACGCCCATACAGTGCCATCTGTTTTAATAGCTGCCGTGTGTTGGTACCCCGTAGCAACTTGTCTCCAATTTGTACCACCAGATACGGTTTGAACAGGACTCGGTTTCCTAACTATTGTACCATCTCCTAACTGCCCTGTGGTGTTATTCCCAATCATCCACAGTGTCCCATCAGTTTTAATTGCAGCGGTGTGTGAATATCCACAACTTACTTGTTTCCAATTTGTACCACCGGTAATTGTTTGAGCAGGACTTGATGTATCGTTGAATGTGTTATTCCCTAGCGCACCGTGTGGGTTATAACCCCACGTCCAAAGCGTCCCATCAGTTTTTATTGCTGCTGTATGATATTGTCCACCGGATACCTGTTTCCAATTAGTGCCACCAGCTACAGTTTGAACAGGACTTGATTTTTTTGTGATTGTATTATCACCTAATTGACCTTTGTGATTGTACCCGCACGACCAAAGGGTACCATTTGTCTTAATAGCAGACATATGATACAGACCGCACGACACCTGCTTCCAATTAGTTCCACCTGCTACGGTTTGAACCGGGCTTGAAACTCTAGTGGTGTTGTTGGTACCTAACCCTCCTTGAGCATTATAGCCCCACGTCCACAACGTACCGTCGGATTTAACAGCAGCTGTAAACTGGCTACCTCCAGATACCTGTTTCCAATTCGTACCACCAGCTATCGTTTGTACTGGGCTCAATTGGCTGGTTCTTGTATTGTCCCCAAGCTGACCTTGTCCATTATACCCCCACCCCCATAACGTAGCTGAAAAACCACTTGTTGTTAAACTCAACGTTTTGGTAACTCCGGTAGTTGTTGATGCTGTTAATGAATCAGTTCCATCTAAATCCATACTAACAGTAACGTTACTAGACGTAACTCCGGTAATAGTTGATGATCCTGTACCACCACCAGCAGACCAATTTAACAATGTGCAATCTGTGCTTGTTGTACCATTATTATACGTCATCGTCGCGGTATATGTATACGATGATAGCATCGTGGTAGATGTTGTTCCAGCTATCGCTACATTTGTAACGTATGGTGTTGAAGATTCTTGAATTGCTGTGGTATTATACATACCAGCTGCAACCATTTTCCAGTTGGTACCACCTATGATAGTTTGAACTGGCGATGATTTACGTGTAGTTGTATTATCACCCAATTGACCATTTGTATTGTACCCCCACAACCACATCGTACCATCTGTTTTAATTGCTGCGGTGTGGTATAAACCAGCCGCAACCCACCTCCAACTGGTACCACCTGTGATAGTTTGCACTGGGCTCGATTTATTAGCTGTTGTATTATCTCCCAACTGTCCATACCCACAGTACCCCCAACCCCACAAGGTACCGTCAGTTTTAACTGCTACGGTGTGCTCGCCACCACACGACACGTGCTTCCAGTTAGTACCACCTGCTATAGTTTGAACAGGACTAGATTTTGTTGTGATTGTATTATCACCTAATGGTCCTCCATTATTACGCCCCCAACCCCAGAGTGTACCATCAGATTTTATTGCTGCAGTGTGCCACCGTCCACACGCAACCTGTTTCCAATTGGTACCACCAGCGACGGTTTGGACCGGACTTGATTTTTTTGTGATTGTATTATCACCTAATTGCCCCAGATTATTATACCCACACATCCACAACGTACCATCCGATTTTATAGCTGCGGTGTAGGCTGAGCCGCAAGACACCTGTTTCCAATTGGTACCACCAGCAACGGTTTGAACTGGACTCGATTTATGGGTAGTAGTGTTATCACCAAGTTGCCCGTACTCATTTTCGCCCCAAGTCCACAACGTTCCATCGGTTTTTATCGCTGCTGAAGATCTTTGACCGCACGCTACTAGTTTCCAATTTGTACCACCCACAATGGTTTGAACAGGACTTGATTTAGATACTGTAGTGTTGTCACCTAATTGTCCAAACTGATTATACCCCCAACACCATAAGGTACCATCTGTTTTAATTGCTGCATTGAGCTCTAGTCCACACACCACCTGCTTCCAATTTGTTCCACCGGCAATTGTTTGTACAGGACTTGATTTAGATACTGTTGTACTATCACCTAACTGACCATTCGCATTATTACCCCACGTCCACAGTGTACCATAAAATGAACCGCTACTCAAACTCAACGTTGTATTATAAGACGAACTATAATCACTCGCTGTAATAATATCTGTACCATCACCGTCGATACTCACTGTAACACCGTTTGCTGCGACATTTGTAACAGTTGAAGATCCGGTTGAGCTGGATGACCCGGTTGACCATGACAATTTTGTACAATCTGTACTAGACGGTCCGGCTAGATAATTAATTAATGCTGTATAAACGTATGAATTACCAGTAGTTACTGCAGATGAGCCTGATATCGTAACAGATGTAATTGGATTTCTTGCGTCACCGAGAGCGTCGTTATCAGCGATAGCTATTGTGGTAAACCGGTTAGCATGTACCTGCTTCCAGTTTGTACCACCAGCTATAGTTTGAACTGGGCTAGATTTATGAGCGGTTGTTAAATCACCTATTTGACCTGAACTATTATATCCACATAACCACATTGAACCATCAGATTTAATAGCAGCTGTAATATTATATCCGCAGTTAACATATCTCCAATTAGTGCCGCCAGCTACTGTTTGTATTGGACTTGATCTAGAAATAGTTGTATTATCTCCCAATTGGCCATAGTCATTTAATCCCCACATCCACAACGTACCGTCAGTTTTAATACCAGATGAGTGGTTAACACCGGCCTTCACTAATTTCCAAGTAGTATCAACATCTACCTGAGTTAATGTGTTAGTTGATGTTGATGAATTACGTCCTAATTGGCCATAACCACCATACCCACCTGACCATAGGGTACCATCATTTTTAATAGCTAATAAATGCACATTACCCGCTGAGGTTTGTTTCCAAGTAGTTCCACCACCCAATACTTGGACGGGGCTTGAAACGGGTGTGCTGTTACCGGTACATAACTGACCATTACCATTATGCCCCCACACCCACAGTGTACCATCGGTTTTAACCGCAGCTAAAAAATTCACACCGCACGATAGTTGCTTCCAATTAGTACCACCTGCAAACGTTTGGACAGGACTTGACTTTGAAGTGGTTGAATTATCACCCAATTGACCATACGTATTGCCCCCCCACGCCCAAAGGGTACCATCTGTTTTTATTGCTGCAGTGAGTTGATCCCCACAAGCAACCTGCTTCCAATTAGTACCACCTGCTATAGATTGTACTGGACTTGATTTGTCGGTTCTTGTATTATCACCTAATTGACCAGCACTATTGTATCCCCACATCCAAAGTGTACCGTCAGTTTTGATACCAGCGCAGGTCCACATCGAACTGACGGTAACCTGGTTCCAGTTTGTACCACCTGCGATAGTTTGTACAGGCGATGATTTTTTAACTGTGGTATTATCACCTAATTGACCAGCACTATTACCACCCCAACACCACAACGACGGCGTAGTAACAACATTACTTAAAGATGGGTAAATATCTAGTAAGTATGATTTAGGTACTAAACCACTAGCAATATCTACACTATTTGATTGATAGGCCATTCCAGCTCAACCTCATTTAATAGTTCTGGTGTTAGACAAGCATCAATTTCAATACTCTTATTCATTTCCCAATCAAAACAGCTTTGAACATGATTACGAATACTATTAACGATACTAGTCAATTCTTCTATCGATAATGTTAGCCAAATAACGCCAATATCAGAATTTAATTTCCATGCTGTACTATCAGCATTGACATTTAACGCTTGCAAATATATATCTCGTGATCCACGATTTGTATCTAAAATAATATTATGATCTTGGATTGTTATATTAGTACCACTAATTTCTTTGTTATATCTATTATTAGCGACAATAACTTTTAATTCATTTTTTATAATATCAATATTCTTAAATAACGGTTCATGGTACTGCTCAGCATACTCATCTGTAAAATTATAAAACGGTCCATGTAGGTACTCAATTTTAGGATTATAAGGTACTTGAGTTTGTACAACAGGGTACGCAAAAATACCATGACCAATATCTGTTTTTTGTGTTGGTGGGTCTAATGGTAATTTTATGATCATTTCATAATCATCTTCGATGTATGATTCAAATAACCGTGTATGCCAAATATTAGGTCCCGCAAAAACAAAATCACCTTTTGCTAAAACGTACATGTTATGTTCCTGTTGTATTAATGTTGTTTATTGATATTGCCATTGTGTGGTTAGTACCAGCTGATGCTTGCTTCCAATTGGTACCACCTGTGTATGTTTGCCTAGGGTAAGATCCACCAGTAACTGTATTATCCCCGAGCTGACCATAGTTATTGCTACCCCAACCCCATAGTGTACCATCTGTTTTAATAGCTATTGTATGTGTGCTACCACTTACTACTTGCGACCAATTTGTTCCACCAGTAACTGTTTGTACAGGTGATGACTTTTGAGCAGTTGTATTGTCACCCAATTGACCGCTACCGTTACTACCCCACAACCACAACGTACCGTCTAATTTAACCGCAGCCGTAAATGAGTACCCGCAGGCCGCTTGCTTCCAAATAGTTCCACCTGCAACCGTTTGTACGGGAGATGATTTATTCGTGATTGTATTGTCACCGAGTTGACCGGATGTATTGAGACCCCAACACCATAATGTACCGTCTGTTTTTACGGCAGCTGTATGTTGGTACCCACAAGCTACATGCTTCCAATAAGTACCACTAGATGTAGTTTGAACTGGGCTAATTTGATTTGACGTATTGTTGTTACCTAGTTGACCAACAAAACCTTGTCCCCACAACCATAACGTCCCATCTGATTTAATTGCAGCTGTGTGATTTGCACCGAGTGCAGCACGAACCCAATTAGTACCACTCGCTACTGTCTGTACAGGACTTGAACGTGAACTGTAACTGTTATCACCTAATTGTCCACTGCCATTATACCCCCACGTCCATAATGTACCATCTGTTTTAATTGCTGCAACCGAGCTAGATATTGGACCCATAGCTACATACTTCCAATTTGTGCCGCCAGTTATAGTTTGCACCGGTGATGATTTTGTTGTCGCTGAACCATCCCCTAATCGACCATGATCACCATTACCCCAACACCATAGTGTACCATCTGTCTTTACGGCATACGAGGTTTGACCAGTGCACCCAACAATTCTCCAGTTGTTACCACCGGTTATTGTCTGTATTGGGGTTGAATAGTTGACGGTGTTGTTAGTTCCTAGCTTACCAAATTGATTATTATACCCCCAACCCCATAACCTATCACCAAACCATTTATTAACAATCCAATAATCAGTTGCATAAATTGATTCTAATGGAGAATCCGCACCGTTGTTTATAGTAAAAGCCATATCAACCCTCGACTGCTTTCAATCGTTGCTCTAACTCGTTAATCGACGATATCAAATACGCAATTATACCAGAATAGTTAACGGTTTTTGTACCTTCTGATTCTGATACTAAAAAAGGTAATACTTTTTCTAATTCTTGCGCTATAACACCAGATGAATGTTGACCTGAATCTTTAAAATCAAACTCAACACCTTGCAACTTTTTAACGACGCTCAAACCACTGTTAACTAATGTAATATTAGTTTTTTGATTTTCATCTGAAACAGTATTAAAGTTAGTAGCAGTTAAAGTACCGTTTGATGGGTTAAAATACAGTTTAGTACTAGACGTATAAACAGTAGATGCTGAACCAGATGTAGCCCTTGCCATCGTTAAGTAGCTAGTATTAGTAGTAGATGTATCATCAGATAATGTTACACCACCTGCAATAGCGCCCCAACTTGCAGTAGTGCCATTAGTGGTCAAATACAATCCACTATTACTGGTTTGAGTAGGTAAAGCACTAACCGCTGCCCAACTTGCAGTAGTGCCATTAGTGGTTAAATACAATCCACTATTACCAGTTTGCAACGGTAAAGATATAGGTGCTGGACCTGAGGTCCAGCTATACCCATTACTAATTAGAATATTACCTGATGATCCAGCACTAGGTAACGGAGAAATATCAACCCAACTAACCACACCATTTACTAACGTTTGCTTATATAATTTTCCAGTAGTAGAATTAAGCCATTCATCTCCTAGTACTGCACCTTTCGGTGCAGCATCAGAAACATACTGTTGAGTAAATAAATTAGATGGCATACAAGCTCCTTACGCTTGAGCTTCAGTCCAAGAAATACGAGCATTAATAACACCACTATTTGTCAACGGTGTTGCAACGAGTGTAATAACATCGGGACCATCTGGATACACATTCGCAGGTGTCGATGGAGCTGTTAATGTAGTTCCGCCTCCTAATATACTGTTACCGATATCGCGTACTAAGCTCAAGTCTTGAGTTGTCGCACCATTTACCGTTGTGAAAAACCCAAATATACTTTCACCTCCAGCTATTGTAGTGGTGTTTACATGCAGTGCAATTTGTGCTAAACTTGAACCACCTACAGGTCCAAATGTACCAGCTGATAATCTACCATTTAAAACTAACTCAATTCTAAATGAACTAGCACTCGACGTATAGCAGCCCATACCACGCAACATTAATTGCATACGGTTAATAATTTCACGTACACCCAACAACCCTGCGTTACCATTATCAACAGATGGCCCTAAGCGAATTGACATCAACGGGTATCTTACACCAGCAGTGGTTGCTGTATATGAAGTTGTCATACCGTAGTTGAATACGAATGATTTATCATCATCAAACCTACCATCCATGATAACAGATGAACCCCAATGACTAATAACACTTGCGCATTGTGGACTGTACAATTCAACTTGAATAGGAGCTGTTGCGCTATATGTAAACGTAGTAGCTGTTCCAGTACCACCTGTAACATTTCTTGTTAGGCCAGTTAAAGTTGTTGCTGTTTTACCAGTATAGCTGACGTATTCAATTGCTGCACCTGTATTACCAGCTGCAGCTACAATTACTGTACCAGCGTTAGGGAATAAAGATGTATCAGCTACAGATAACGAAGTTGTAAAACCTGACGCTAACGTAGAAGTTAAAAACGTCCATGGTGGAATAGTATTAGTTTCGTATCGTGCTGGTAAGTTACCAGACCGCATATAAGCTTCAGTATTAACGTTATTGTTTGGTATTCTATGGCAATAAATTACATCACCACGGTTATTCTTAAAACCAAATCTAATAGCACCTGCACCGTACCATGTATAGTCCGCATAGAACATTTGCATTTTACTTAAATTTAAATTAAATAAGCTAGAACCTGTACCGTCACACTTATCGATATTCCATGAACTTTGTGGGTATCGAGTATTAATAGTTTTACTAATGATACAAGCTGTGGTTGTTACACCTCGATATTCAGGGTAGATAAACATCTGTGTATCACTCGTAATTGTTTGAACAATATAACTTTGTCCACGTATTACAATAAAATCACCTGGCTTTAATTGTGAACTGAATTTTGTATTTGTTCCAACAACACTGTTTGAACCGTTAGTTACTGCACTACCACCTGATATTTGGGTAGTACTACTTCTTTTAACAACGTAAATATTTTGACCATCGTATTCAAAATAAAACCCGTTTTGCGAATCAAACATACCAATTCTATTAGTAGCGCCATACCAACTCGCAGGTGCTACACTTAATGGAAACCCACTAGCGGGTGTAGCTGATGGCGCAGATAACGCTGTATATGTTAATGTTGTTGGGTTTGTAGATGTAGCTACTAAAAATGTACCATTATATGCTGTTTCAACTGCACCTGATACAGTAATATAAGCACCAGGTAACAAACCATGTGGGAATTTAGTAGTAATCGTAACTGTTGTACCACTTGATGTGATATTATCAACATTTAACGATGGTTTTAAAATTGAACCGGTACTAAACTGAATACCTTTACCGGATTGATATCTAAAATATCTACGAGTTTGACGAATAACTTGATAGCCTTGATACGGTGAATTATTTGTAAATTGTACACCACCGTCGAACGCTCTATGTTCAACATATCCTAATGTTCTTGGATACAATGTACCGTTAGCTAATGCTGTAATTGTACCTGTTGCAGTACACGCAAACGTGAACGTATTTGAGGTTGGTGTCGTTGCAACAACCCAGCTACTATTTAATGTACCAGTCATACCTGTAGCGCCGATAACGTAAATAGCGTTACCTGGCTGTAACCCGTGTGTGTTTGTAGTTGTAACAGTCGCTACGGTACCTGATAACGATATAGCTGCGCCAGCAGTAGCAGATACCGGTATTGCAGCACCAGTGTAGAAGTACCCAATATACAAATATGTTTTCGTTGCATCGAATAATGCTGCAGCAGGGGTATTGGTAACAGTGAATGTAATATTCGTATTAGCGCTTACCGATTCAACGACCCACCAACCATCAGCGTTACCTACATCTAATGTTCCTTGAATAAAGATAGGTGTACCAACTGTAATACCTGTTGTATTAGTCATCGCAACTGTTACGACTTTTGCAGCTGCTGTAACGTTAGTGATTTGATACGTACTTGTATTAGACCCACTAAAAACAACAGTAGCAGCTGTATTAGTGATTGGCTGAGCGTAATCGACGAATGCGCTAGGACGGTTATTCAATAATGAAATGCTTTCCCATTTTGTTGGTTGAACACCATATTCAAAATCTGTATCAATTAACGACTGAGGTGTACTAACCCGTAACTTATCAACAGGGTCACGCATTACTTCTGCTGGGATAATTTCATGATAAGTTTCTTCTACTAAAATAGCTAACTTATCAGTGCTGGCCATAGCAGAAGAGTTATAAGCTAAGATAATAGTAGTAGTTTCTTGACCAGTAACTGAATCAACAGCGTTTGTATATGATGTTGAATTTAACGATGGATCTGAGAAATTATAAATTACTGTACCAGTAGAGGTATTAGTAATTAACAGCAATTGTTCTTTTCTGATATTTTTACCAGTTACCACAATAGTTCTTGTTGTCGGGGTAAAGGCGTAACTTTCTAGTATGACATGTTTTGCCATTTGAATTAATCTCCTAATGCAATCGTTATTGCGTTAAATGGGTATCTTTGAGTTTGTCTTGACGATGATATAGATTTTACTGTTAATGATGCTGTACTACCGATATATGGTGCTTTATATAGAATTAGCTTACCGTTTGATACTCTAAACCCTGTACCAGAATCGTATGGTGTCAACCATGGGTACCGCACCTGATCGATATATGGATGTATTTTTAGACCATTAACAAAAACATCTAAATCTTTTGAATCAACTATTGTATTTAATGAAGTTCCATTTGTAGTTAAATTAAAAACTGTTGAGATACCATTGAATTGGTTAGAAATATCATCAAGAATAGAATTAACGATACTGTTATTATTAGTTGGTGTACCTTTTAACAGCCAATTTGTCGTTGATGTAGAATAAACAAACTCAGCATATGTATGACTAATATCTAATATAACAGAGGTATCACTTTCAATTGTATCACTACCACTTGAAGCGACTGTTAACGCGTTGTTTCCAAACGTATTTGTTACGTCAAGAATACCAATCGTAGCACCATCGGTTGGTGATTGTGGTAACGTAATAGTAAATGCACCAGCTGTTGTATTAGCGCGAATTAACTCACTCGGTGCTGCGGTGTAGTTTGTTACTTTTACTGGAGATACCTGTAACGATCCACCACCGGTTGGGATAGTCATCAATCGCCAATTAGTAGTTGATGAGATATACGTAAACGCAGCGTATGTATTGCTAACGTCTAATATAACACTAGTATCACCTTCAATCGTTGCACCTGCACCAGGAGCTACTGTAATATTATTAGTACTAAACGTATTAGCAATATCCATAATACCAACGATTGCACCATCAGCTGGTGATGCTGGCATTGTTATTATAAAACTGCTTGTAGCGTTAACGCGAACTAAATCATTTGATACAGCTGTATAATTAGCTGTTTTTGTAGGTGTTGATACTAACCCACCAACTACCGTGGCCCAACTTGCGTTAGTTCCATCGGTAGTTAAATACTTTCCACTATTACTTGTTTGTGTTGGTAGGGAAATAGGCGCTGGTTGTGATAACCAGGTGGATCCATTACTTGTTAAAACGTTACCGGTAGTACCAGGCGCTGTTAGACCTGTACCACCGTATGCTACCGGTAATGTGCCAGCTATAGGTGTAACACCTAACAAACTCGACAGGCTTGTTGTCATCTATAATACCTTTATTTCACCTGAAATATATATTTATCAGTTGGTTATTTAATAGGTAATTCTGGCCAGGTAATATCGAATGGAAATCCATCTTGGTTAGAAATATCACGTAAAGCTTGTCTGTAGATCGCATAAGCTGCTTTATCAGCTGATGTATCTTCAACTTGCGTCCAATCTGTTTCTGTTAATAGTTGGTTTCGTTTAGCACGTACGATTGAAGCTTCTGTTGATGTATCAGCAGCGATATCTTCTTCTGATTTATCAGCAACTTCAACAGTAAAGACTTGATTATCTTCAATGTATGGGTTGACTGTAATAAGTTTCTGTGTTGCTTTATCGTGTGGTTTCCAAATTGTAACACCAAGTGCTGAATTTGCTTCCATGAAACTATCGTCAGGTCCGGTAGTTGGAAACGACGTAAGTGGAAATAATTTTTTATAATGACCAATCTCAACAACTTGGTCGTCTTGTATAATAGCGATATCCATTTTAATATCCTCCAGATGTTGGTAATGGTGCTGTTGGTGGTGTGAAGTTTTGGGTGTAGCGTGCTAAGCCTTTTGTTATACGGAAGTCGTCGATGTAACCAGATACCTGTGTGGGTTGTGTATTACTAACGTACCAATTGCCAATAACTTTAGGATATGTTAATCTATTAACAATGCTTCCAGAAATACTTGTTAAATTTAAATCTCTAACACCATTTATATAAAGTTGCCAAGTTGTACCACTGCGAACATATACAATATGGTTCCACGCGTTCTGAGTAATACTGATTGTTCCAATACCATTACCGCCTGAATCGGAATTAATTAAATTCCAACTAGTACCATTGCTAGATGCCCATAACCCTATCTTTTGATTTGCTGCTGTAGAGCTGTAATCAATACCTATGCTGTAATCAGCTCCAAAACTGCCATGATATAAAGCCTGTCTAGCAGTTGAAGTTGGGTACCACCAAAACTCTATAGTGAAATCTACAGAACCAAATTCAAGATTATCATTAGATGTGATTGATAAGTAATCCCCAGCACCGTCAAATGCTAAACTACCCGTTCCAAATTTCTTAGTACCAGTACTAATCTGAGCATTCCCATAAGCTGTAATAGTCTTAGGGCTACTACTCAAATCAGTGAATACCTGTGAGCCATTAGTACCATCACCATTCAACAACAAACTAACCTGAGCATAATTATAATCATACTGAGTACCAGTTACGATCGGAGCTTCGTAGGTTGGTGGTGTAAAGTTAGCAGTGTATCGTGCGTAGCCTTTGGTTATACGGAAGTCATCAATATACCCTGGAAATTGCAAACTATAACCAGTATATAGCCCGTTACCAATTAATAGCGTTTCGGTATTATTTGCAGCTTCTGTAGCTGATGCAGTAAGTATAAGCACACCATTCTTATATACTTTTACATTTGTTCTATCACAAACATATGCAATATGATTCCACGCGTTTAAATCTAAAGTAGTTGATGACTGATACTCGGTACCGTTAAAAAAACTTATTCCACTATTATTAACATTCAAGTAACCCTGATAGCTACAAGTTCCACTATTGGGAACACGCTTTGTGAATAATATTCTATTTGCTAATGACGCTGTTGTTGGATAACACCATAATTCAACGGTCCAGCTTACACCTGATAAATTTAAAGCAGCATTTGACGCTAAACTTAAATAATTTGTACCATCAAAGTACATACTACCAGTACCATATTTCTTCACGCTTGTATTAACAGTAACAGAACCATTATTAGTAACAGTTAAGGTATTAGGCGATTCATCTGTAAACGATGTACTACCATTAGTACCATTACCTCTTAGCAATAACGATGTATCAGCACGATTAACGTCAAATGCTGTGCCAGCTGTAGTAGCTAATGCGTAAGTAGGTGGTGTGAAGTTACTTGTGTAGCGAGCAACACCTTTGGTTATGCGGAAATCATCAAAATACCCGTTCATTGCTCCGGTACCTAGATTATATTCGTTACCTATAGTAGGAATAGTTCCAGTTAATGATGTAGTAAATGCTGCAGAACCTTGAGATTGACCATTTAAATATATTGATACAACTCCAGATTTTCGTACAAGAGCTACATGATTCCACGTGTTAGCTGTTATAGTACTCGATGCCGTTAATATAGCTGATGTAGTGTAAAATACAAGATAACCAGTATTGGTCACACCATAAAATACCGCATTAGAGGCATTTGTTGTTCCGTCACGAGTACAGAATATACATTGGTAATAAGGCGTTGTACTAACACTAATAAAATACGACCAACATTCAATGGTAAAATCATCGGTATTAAAAATACCAACTGCAGAATTTGAACATTTTAAATAGCTTGTCGCATTAGGGAAATAAATACTACCCACTCCATATTTCTTTTGACTAGTATTAACCTGTGCAGTTCCATATGCAGTGATAGCGTTAGCTCCACTACTCAAATCCGTAAATGTCGTGCTACCATTAGTCCCTTCACCTGTCAATAACAACGACACGTCAGCGTAATTAGGGTCAAAACCTGTTGAGATATACTGCGTAGGAAATGACTGACTAGGTGGAGTAAAGTTACTTGCGTATCTAGCTACACCTTTGGTTATGCGGACATCATCCATATAGCCAAGTAGCGAATAACCTCCTATTCCACCTCCAATGTTACCTACAATAATTCCATAATCGACAGAACAATTTGTAGTATCAGTTACTGCAGAACCTTGTTGCACACCATCAAAAAATAATCTTGAATATCCGTTACTTCTGCATGCTGCAATATGATGCCAAGTATTTGCGGATGGAGGTGTAATGCTAGGGATAATTGGTGAATTTGCACCGTATTGATAATAAAAAACACCAGATGCAATATATAATGTTACACCTGTATTGTTATAATTTGAACCCCTACCCTCAATGAATACATAATTGGAATTTGCTGATGCATAATTGACCCAAAATTCAATTGTATAATCTCCTGTTCCAAAATTAGATGGTGATGATACGGTTATTGAATCTCCAGTACCATCAAAGAACATACTACCAGTACCATTCTTCTTAACATCAGTGCTAAGTTGAACATTGCCATAAGGTGTAACAGTCAGGTTATTCTGAGTACGGTCTTGGATTTTGTAGGACGGTAATGCTGCAGTTGGTGGTGTAAAGTTAGCTGTGTAGCGAGCTACACCTTTAGTATATCTGTAGTCATCTATATAGCAGCTAATAAGTCCAGCTGAACCGTTACCGTATCCATTTATATCTAACGGGCCATCAGCATAATTAGAAGTTAACGAAGCTGATGCTGTTTGTACCCCATTTACAAAAATTCTTGTTGTTCCGTTATATCGTGTAAAGGCTAAGTGGTACCAAGCACCTGTAGTTATAGCTGTGGATGATGTCAAGTCGATAGCTGTAGAGCGACGCCCAATGAATGGGTAACCACCATTTACACCTATACCTAAGCTACCTGCAGTATCAAATATAAACAATTCTTGTTCACCGGACATTGAATTTGGGTAAACCCAAACTTCTAACGTATAGTCGTTTGTAGCTGGCGCCAGTCCAGAAGCTGGTACCCTTAGCCACTGGTTTGTACCATTAAAAGATATAATACCCGTACCATACTTCTTAGTAGCGGTATTTACTGTAGCAGTCCCATTATTAGTGATAGTATTATGCTGGTTAGACCAATCGATTAAATCATCACCGGTTAACATCAAACTGACATTCTGCCAATGTGGATCGTATGCGTCAGTCGTGTTACCATCTAACAGCAACGATACATTGCCCCACCAAGGGTCAGCTGCGATAGTTGGAGGTGTTGTTGGGAGTGCTGTGGTAGGTGGTGTAAAGTTAGCTGTGTATCGTGCAATACCTTTTGTTATTCTTAGGTCATCAATGTAACCGTTAAAATAACCTGTATCAGCTAATCCAATAATCAAGGGTTGGTTTATTGTATCAATTGTTCCGATAGATGTTCCACCAGCGTTTAGTACGTTTCCGTCTTTATAAACATAAAGCATATTATTTGACCTAACTATAGCCAAATGAAACCATGAACCTGTAGAATTTGCACTACCAAAATTTAAATCATAAGTTATACTATTAGTTTTATATGAAAAACCAATTTTTCTAGTATTACTAAAAGCATTTATAGACACATACCACGAAAAACCAGAACTATTCCAAATACCCATTAATGGATCATAATTACCAATAAATGCTGCAATATTAACCCAACATTCAATGGTAAAATCACTAGATCCAAAATTAAAATTAGAGCTAGCAGGTATACTCAAATAATCCCCAGTACCATCGAAATACATGCTACCGGTACCATATTTCTTAGTAGCCGTATCGATTCTAGCGTTACCGTAGGTTGTTACAGGTAATCTATAAACTGAACTATCTAATATCTCATGTGATGGTAATGCTTGCGTAGGTGGGGTGAAATTGGCTGTGTATCGAGCTACGCCTTTGGTTACTCTTAGGTCGTCTATGTAACCTTGAAAATCTAAACTTGTAACTGAAAAGTGTGCGCCAATTACAACAGTAGAACCTGTATAATTAGTTGAATCAGAATAATTTGAACCTGCTTGTACACCATTAATAAAACATCTTGTCACATTAGAACTTCTCGATAATGCAACATGAAACCATGTATTATTTTGAATTATTGATGAGTTAAAATCAGTTAAATCTGCAACCATATTTTGAGCTATGTGAATATTACTTGGGAAAATACCAATTTGAAACCCACTGCTACCTAAATCAAAAATGCTCTTTTGTGATGCGCTAGATGTACCACTAAGATTTTGGGGATAGCACCAAAATTCCACAGTAAAATCACCAGTTCCAAACGAAAAAAGAGTACCCCAGGTTGATGTTAAATAATCTCTATTACCATCAAAATAATAACTCCCAGTTCCAAATTTCTTATTAATACTCGTAACTGCTACGTTACCATTTGCTGTTACAGTAACTTTATTATTTGACTTATCCAGCAAATCATTACCTGTCAACAACAACGATACATTAGCGAAATTATCATCTACAACACTAGGGTCACCGGTTAACAGCAACGAGGTACTACCAAAACTCGTATCAGACGGTGCAGACACAGTCGCGGTACTAGCTGTATAACCAGATGACGCATTTAAAATTTTACGAACACTCATTTTAGATCCTTACCAATTACCACACCCGTCCAAGTTGTTCCTGCATCATACGTATAAAATCCTAAACTATCTCTACCAGATGCTGTCAATGTAGGTGCAGTACCACTAGCCCATTTAATACCAGACCACCATGTTACAGTAGCACTACCACCGTTTGTAAGATCTAATATAAACTCACCAACAGTACCACTCGCTGGTACGTTACTAACTGTAAAAGTAGTAGCACCGCTTATAGTTTTTGTAAAATAGTTACCTAAATTTAAATCAATAGCACTCGCTGCAACAGCTACTCTTGTTTCAAATATTGCAACCGGT